TTTTCTAAAATATGATGACTTCCAGAAACTCTAACCTCTTTCCAGCCATCTTTCAGAAGTTTTTTTAACAGCTCTTTGTCTTTCATCTGTTTATATAATAATACACATTATACGTATTGTCAAGTACATTTTCAAAAATAACCACACAAAACCACGCAAAACGAAAAAAAATACTTGACAATTTACACTTCTACCACCATACTGAGACTGCAAACAAAATAACCGCGGATTAACCGCACCCGATAGAAGCGGCTTTTTTATGCCTAAAACCTCTTTTAAAAATAAAGTTATCTCTTTATTTTTTGGTCATAAAACTGTATAATGCTGTTAATTTAGCTCTTACTATCCTAGCACCGTGAGGACTAGGGCTCCGCCGGTTATGGAGTTTGCAATAGTAAGGGCTTTTTTTATGCCTAAAATCTTAATAACCGGAGGTTACAAAATGCCTGCAAAGCAAATTAGTAACAAAGACATCCTAGCACGTCTTAAAACGCTACAAAATTCCATTATGGAAATCCTTCCAATTTCTGCAGAAGAAACTCCAGAAATCATGCAAACAGTAGACTCTACAATCAACGATTTTACAGCCTACGTACAAAAAGGAGCTCTCTAATGTCAGACAAAGAAAACAAAAAGCCAGAAGACGAAATCGAAAACTTCATCCTCCCACAAAAATTTGATCCTAGAACTTTTAACGTCAACGAGCTTACAGATGGCATTCCTGGTTACAGACTTTCAGATGACTCTGTAGAAATCCTAAACACCTGCATAGAAAAATGTCGGCTCTACGGTAATTTACCCATCAACATCTGTGAAGACCCAGTAATCACACAAAACGCCCTCTCAGACCTAGGCTCCGAAATTCTCCTAGTCGCATCAATGATTAGAGAAGTTATGGAAATGGAAGAAGCTGTAGATATTAACGGCGAATAAAAAAAAATGGAAAAATAACCATATTTTAAGAGGTTTTATGGTTATTTTTCCACATTTCCACATTTTTTCCACAAAATTCTTTACAAACTTGATTTTTTATACTTGACAATAAATCAAGATTATGCTATTATTTAATCATGGAGGTAAGAAATGGCTAAGAAAAAAAAGAAGCCATTAAGTAACTCTGAAAAAATCGCAGTTGCAACGCTTTTTTTCAACTTACTAAAATGGCTTATCGAGCTTCTACTAGATTAAACTAGTAGATGTAACAAAAAAACGCTGAAAGGTTAGCCCCCTTTCAGTGTTTTTACAAACTACTTAAATAAAAGGATTTTGTCAATGGAAGAAAACAAAAGACTAAATAAAATTTTATTAGCATTACTTATCATCTCTGTGTTAGATTTTATCACTACTTTGTTATTTAAATTCATCTAAGAGGTAAAATATGGAACACGGAGGAAAAAGAGAGGGAGCAGGACGCCCCAAAGGAACAACCAAAACAGAACACAAAAAATACAAAAATATAACCGTTTCAGTTTTGGAAGCTGATTACGAAATTATCAAAAAACTAGCCGAAAAAGAAAACAAAACTATTAGCCGTTTTTTAGTAGGCTTAGCACTAGAAAAAAACACCTAAAAACCCGTGTTTTATACTTAGCCATAAACTAACACTAAAAAAACAAAAGAGCCGTTCTAACGCCTTATTTTTGCGTTAAAACGGCTTTTTTGTGTCGTATTCGACACCTTAAAAACTACCTACTCCAGCCCATGCTCCGCTTTTAGCAGTGTTTACAGTAATTCCTGGAGCCTTTCCGCTTACAGTTCCAGTTAATCCCTTATCCAAAGAAATAGTCATATTACTTTCATTATAAACAAATTCTTTGTTATAAGACACCTGCTCAGCCTGAGACACAGGAGCAACAGAAGATGGAGCAGTTTCACTTACACCCCAAGACAATGCAGAATCCTGCCACCCTTTCATTTTATCAGCAGCAGCTGCAAACGGTTTCCCCACTCCTGGAATCTTTCCCAAAGTTTCCATTAAAGAAATTAAAGGAGACAAAATCCCACTTACAATAGTTCCACCTAAAGCTTTTAACCCATTAAGAAAACCACCCTCAGAAAAAGAAGCCTTCAAAACCTCCCACCTGTCAATAATTTCCATAATCACAGAAACAACACTTCCAAGCGGTCCCAGCAAGTTAATTACAACCTTGCCCCAGCTTTCCCAGTGAGTAACACAAGCCACAACACCAGCAACCAAAGCACCAATAGCAATAACAACCCAGCCAATAGGAGAAGCAACAAAAACAGCATTCAAAAATTCTACAGCTGCAGAAAATCCAGCTGTTACACCAGTTGCAATACCAGTAGCAGCAGAATACAAAGCCATACCAACTTTTGCCGCAACCACAGAAGCCCCTTGCCCTGCAATTGCAACACTAGAACCTGTCACAGCTGCCGCATGGGCTAGCTGCACACCTTTTGCAATTCCCACCACAGTATTCCATGCAGCCATAGCCCCTTTAGCTACTCCCATAACAGCCACAAAAGCCGTCATACCAGTTTTCCAAGCTAAAACTAAACCACTAATAACAATAATAGGTTTTCTTAAACTCCAAATCGTGTCAAGCAATTTAGATATTTTAGACATTAATCCACCAACAGGGCCACCTATTTCATCAGCTGCATCATTCCATGCTTTTTTAATTTCTGGAACCATAGCCTTAAAAAAATCAGGAATCGCTTTAACAGTATTTACAACCATAGGCACAAGATTTTTTGCAAAACTTCCAATAGTTTCACCCAAAGAAGTCAAAGCCGGTTTTATATCACGCCCCAAAGCCATATTCCCAAGCACATTCTTAAAAGCTGCACTCATAGCACCAAAAGCCCCGCTAAAAGTCTCTCGGCTTTCCCGTGCAAAATTCCCTGCATATTGCTCAGTACGCTCGAAAAACATTTGCATAGCAAGTTCCGCTTTTTCAGCATTACTTGCCGTCTTCCAAGTGAAATTCACGCCTTTTTCTAAAGCATAAGCCTGCAAAGTTGTAGCATTCATTGCTACACCCAAATTGTCCATCATAGTGAAGTTACCCTTTGCAGCTCCAGCAATACTTTCCATAGCCATAGAAGTTTCAATCCCCATAACAGAAGCAACATCCGCAGCTCTTTGCATTGCTTTAGTACTTAATTCCATTGCTCTTGCCTGACTTAATCCACTTCCCTGGAACAAAGAACCCATCTTGTTTGCAGTAGCCATATAATCAGAAGCTGACAGTCCCATATTTGCAAAAGCTTTATTTGCTTTATTTTCTATCTGGTCCGCAAGTTCACCAAAAACAGCAGCAACCCCTCCAATATTTTGCTCCAATTCTTTAGCCTCTGGAATAGCCTTTGTAACAAGTGCCGCAGTCCCAGCAACCGCAGCACCCACAGCCAACTTCCCAGCCGTTTTTATTCCACTACCAATAGCTTGAAGCCTTTTATTTGCGGCCGCAGTAGATGCCATAAACTTATTAGAAACCACATCAGAAAGACTTTGTATCTTCTTCATCGGAGCTGATGCACCGTCAATTATTCTAAAAATCGCATCAATAGCATAAGATTTAGCCATCTACTTTTTCTCCTTATTAGCATTTCTTTGAATCTTTAAAAGATTATCACGCAAAGGCAAATAAAAATATTCCATCATTTCCCAACTTAAATCCTGTGGCATAATCGGTAAATGATAATCCGTATATATCTGCAAAACCATAAGTTGAGCCGCTTCAGCTCCATGCTTTCTTTTAAGCTTCCCACCAATAGCACAATCAACTTTTTTTAAGATAAAAAAAGCGACACCACCATAGAAAAGAAATTCCAATCTTTAACATCTAACTTAGTAAACCAAGCTAAATCTTTTCCAATCATAGCACTCATAGCACCTTGCATTTTATGCATAGCACCATCATTTTTTTTGCCATCAAAAGCAAGCCAAATATTCCCAGTAGGCCTGTTAATTCTAACCTTTTCTCCAGCAAAACCTTCAGGAGAAAACTTAGAAACCGTATACTCTAAAGAGCTTCCATCTACCACTAACCGCCCAGCTTTCATAGCAGCAACAAAAGCCTTTTTACAACCATTAAAAGCTGCAACTTCTTCATCTGTCATTTCAGCTAAATCATTTTCAAACTCATTAGCTTCAATCCAATCATTAAACTCTTTTAGAGCCATTTCTTCATTAATTTTGTTATCCATACATAAATCTCCTATAATTAAAAAAAAGGGAGTTTCCTCCCCAAAAACACAAACCCAGCTAACAGCCAGGATTAACCCAATTTTTCAAGCTGTCCTTCAAGAGAAATAGCAATAGCATTTTCTCCTGTAGTTTCTGGAATCTCTTCAGTAATTTGCATAGTACCAGCATAAAAAGTCCCATCAACCTTAGTACAGTTTACAGACACAGGCTCTAATCCATCCTGCACCTCTTTCAAGAATTCCTGATCATCTCTAGCATCATCTACTAAAAGAGTAACACCAGTAATTCTTCCAGTATGTCTTATTTTTTTATAAGATACACTCCCGTCCCCATGAATAATAGACTCATTAGTAAAACCAGGAAGCAAAATCTCCACGTCATCATCACTTTTACAAGTAAAACGACGTCCATTAATCACAATAGACTCTAAAGCACCACTAGCCATTAGTTACCTCCCAAATAAAAACCAAAGTAAATATCAGTAGAGCTTACCTCTATATTACCGCTAAGCTTCACAGGAAACTTAACATTTAATCTTTTTGGATTTTCGCTATCCTCTTTTACTTCCATGTTTTCGACTGTGTATTTAGCATCTCTAATAATTGCCTTGTCATTTAAGCTATATGCTAGCGTTGCAAATTCACCTTTTACAGTTTTTGGCTGAATAGCATAAGGATTGGAAACCACTTCATCATCCCCAACAATAGGAACACTTTTTTTATTATCAGCTTCCATAATCAACCGCACATTAAAAACAACATTCATAAGCTTCATAATGTCTACAACATAACGCCGACTAGCAAACTTTCCTTCACTAGCAGGATGATACATAGTTACAACATCATTAAGCTCAGCAACAGAGCCATTCAAAATATTAGTACTAGAGCCTTTCATCACAGAATTATTTCTAACCTGATAATCTTCCTGCACAGCATCAGACCCAGCTTTTAACCCCTCTAAAAGCCCCTTATATCCTACAGCCGGATTACTATCAGCAGTAGTTAAAATATCATTAACCATAGCCTTAGCAGCAATAACATAAGGTAATTCTCTAGACCCCACCGAAACAATCAAACTGTTAATATAATCAGTAGGACGTACATCAGTTATTCCAGTTCTAATTGAATAACTATCAGTACAACCACTAAAAACAATAACTGGCTTTTTAGCCAAATCATCCCAGCGACCTTTCCCCCATACAGTATATTTTTCAAGCATATCTGTATTTTTATAGTCAAAAGTATTTAAAACCGCAGTTTCCCAAACATTACCAAAACGAGCCAAAGCCACATCAATATCAGGATCCACAGCTCCATTATTCATATCTTCAGTTTCAAAAACCAACCCTGGAATACTACCCTCAATTAAAACCTTAATTAAGTTTCCTGTAGTACCTTTTGCTTTTGCAGTTAAAGACAAATCTCCTTCTGTAATATCCCCAGCAATTACTGGCATTTCTAAAACAGAATTAATTACATTTTTAACCTTTTCCAAAACAGCAGAAGCAGCTTCATTTTTACTAACGGAGAAATCAGCAACAATCCCACCAATTACAACCCTACCAGAGCCTAAATCAGTTGCAGTACCTGTACAACCAATTGACCCCATAGCTGCAACAGCATCACTAGCCTCTTGTAAAGGATAAATAGTAATAGGGAAACTAGCTCCTTTTCCTGCCACAGGGAAAAGCTGTCTACAAGCTAAGTGCAAAGGGGAGCCATAACCATATCGAGCCCCAACAGCATCAGCAGAGCCTTCACACTCATACTTTTCATCACCATACACAACACCAGAATTTCCCACCCCTACAATTGCCAACCGCTGAGGCAACATAGAAGCTTTTCCAGCGTTAAAATTTCTGTATTCAACTGCAACACCAGTAACACGACTAACCGCACTAGCACTTACACTCATACATCCTCCCAGTTATTTAATATCAACAACAACCTGTCCATTTTCATCACTAATTTGAACAGGAATAAGTTCCAAACTTTCACCTTTAACAATTGGAGCCGCTTCATCAAAAACAACATCCACAGAAAGCCTAACCAGTACCACCTTAATAGCACTGTCATTCATAGCCGGCACCCCAGCTTTCATCTTTGCAATTTTAACGTCCGAAACAACACCTCGAAGCCGTAAATATTTATAATAATCAGACCTTAAAATTCTTCTTACACATCTTGCAAGTTTCCACGCTTTTATAGTTGCTTTTCTACCTGCAAAAATTCCAGAATTATTACCTATTTGGTAACAATCCACAAAAACAGTAGCCTGAGCCTTATCATAATTAACAGCAGAAGTTCCATCTACCAAGCTCCTACTATCAACACTTACATTTATTAAAGGGAAAATATCTACATTATCCCCACCAGCATTTAATGGCTCATCATTTTCAACCAAAACCCGAGCCAAAAAATCACTAGCTACTGGGTCATCATCATCAATAGCCATTTCATATTGCTTATCCATTTCCAAAGCAATAATCCCTGCCATTTGGTCTCTAATTATTTCAATATTATCAGGCTCATTAAATCTTTCAGTAATCATTAGACAAATCCAAACTTAAAAACACACAACCAATTCCAGCCGTTCTATCCGGCTCAAATCTAGTCACATATAAAAGCCATTCTTTGCCTGTCATATCCGTATAATAAAGGGACCACCCTCGACCAGGCTCTAAATACTTTCCATCTTGCATTAAAGAGGATAGCCGCCATGTAGCCCTTACACAGCGGCCAGCTACTGGGTTTCCATCCGTGTCAAAAAGAATCCCAGTATCTCCCACCCAGCCAGCCACAACATGAGACTGACCTTTAGAGTCAATAAAAGTGATATTACAAGCCCCCACGCCTTCAAGTAAAATACCTAAATCTTTTTCTGCAAGTTCTCGTAAATTCACAATTAACCCCTATTCTAAAGCTTTTACAGCTTCTTCAGCTTCTTCTCTTGCTTTTACAGCTTTTTCAGCAGCAGTTTGCAACTCTTCAGCAGCTTTTTTTTCTTCATCAGTTGCTTTTTCTAAAGCAGCCTTTTCAGCTGCAATTTTAGCAGCCTCTAAAGCAGCAGCTTCTTCTTTTTCAGCTTTTTCCAAAGCAGCTTTTGCAGCTTCTAAAGCAGCTTTTTTTTCAGCATCAGCTTTATCATCATCAGCCTTTTTTTCAGCTTCAGCTTCTACAACCTTTCCAGCTGATAAAAACTTTGCTAAAACATTTTTATTTGGAAAAGCTCCCTCTGGAATAACTTCTCCAGCAGAATAAATATATCCGCCAGAAGTAAAAGAATAACCTTTAGCAACTACATATTTTTTTGCTTTTGCCATAAAAACTCCTAAGCAGCCTTAGTTGTAATACAACCAAACATATCAATACTTACAGGAATACAAAGAGGTCTAGACTTTGCTTCAGCAATATAAGTATCAGATTTTTCATCTTTATATACGCGGTTATTAATTTTAAGCCAACCATCATATTTAATTACGCTAGGCATAATAGAAGTAAAAGGCTCTTTCATTCCAAGAGAAGGAACACCACCAAACACGCATCTAAAATCCAAATCTTCGACAGCTGCTGTAACAATAACCTTGTCCTTATCCATAAATCTGTGTTTAGTAGCATCTGCTAAAGTTTCGTAGGAATCGTTATAAACCCACATGTCAAGGCGGTAAGTACCTACATCAATATAGCCCATGTAACGGCCACCACGATTTTTAAGGACAGGATTTAAAGCCCCAAGACCAAGCCCATCACGTTTTACAGCTTCCTTAAACTTGTCATTTTTCAAAGCATTATTCCATGCATTTTGCCCAAAAATCACATTAGCAGGATCTACTTTTCCATCATCAATAATTGCATTACACAAAGCTTCAATGTCAGCAAGTGGATCAGCTCCACTTTCACCCCATGAATTTACAACAGTAGGAAAATGAGAAGGTTTAACAGGATAAGCTAGTTCATAAGTTTCTTTGTTTTCTTCATCCTTTAAAACAAGCTTACCAGTTTGCAAAATCTGAGATGCTTGAAGCTCTACAGTTTCCTTAATCATTTTATGCATACGCACAAATTCTTTTTTAAGCTTATTGAACAAACGACCAAGCCAAGAACCAACAGCAGCAGTATCTTTTTCCCCTGGTTGACGCTTCATCAATTCATACAAATCCACAGGATAAGCCAGAGGCACCACTGGAGGCTTATATTCTTTAGTTGAAAATTCTTCAGCTGAAATCATTACAGCACCAGTTTTAGCATTTTTTACAACTGGAGCAACCTTATTCCCTGCTCTTTCAATATCAATTTCTACAGTTTCTGTTTCTGTATAATCTTCTTCAGTTGTTTTGAAAAAAGTAGAGAAAAAACCACGCTTATTAATTGCAGCGTTTTCTTTAAAAAATTTAAGAATACTTCTTAAAAAATCCATTACAAACTCCTAATCTTATTTGTTATCAGCTTGACCACATGGCACAACAGTCACAGGCACAATGGACCAATTACGTAAAACATCAACTTGAACATCAGTAGCTTTTTCACCGCCGATAGTTAATACATTTTTGTTTACGCGGCCAGAAATACAAACACGACAAGCCACATCTTTTGGAGCTGACCCATCATTTTTTTCTGTTCCAACCATGATGGCAAGACCTTTTTCATCTGCACCACCAGCAGAAGAAACCATTTTTCCTTCAACCAATTGCAAAATTTCTCCTTCTGCAATTTCCTTCCCTTGAGGAATAGTTACAACAGCAGATTTAAATTCATTACAACCAAGCAAAAAAGGAACATTATTATGTTCTGTATTTTGATAATTTCCAGTCATAATTATTCTCCTACAAGTCCAGTTTCAGCAAAAAAAGCATTCATTTTTGCATTCATTTCAGAATCATCAGTTCCACCAGCAACAGTTGTGTCTGGAACAACATCAGAAGCTCTAGCCTTTGCTAAAGCAGTTTTAGTAAATACTTCATGATATTTAGCAGTTGCTTCATTATCAGAACAAGAAACACCACTAGCAATAAAATCCATAGCAGCATTCACATCCCCAGAATCAGTAGCCATTTTAATATGGCTCTGTACTCTTTTTCTTTCAGCATCAACCCCAGCTTTAAAACTTTCTTCATAAATCGCAGAATAAAGTTCAGGATATTTTGCTTTAAACTCTTCCTTATTCATGGAAGCCCCCTCACATAAGCTGGAACCTTCCAGCTGAATATTTTCACTTCTTACGTAAGAAGTAGAATCCTTAAACAAATCACAATCCATAGCAGCAATCTGCATTTTCTTCACGTCATCCTGTTTGGACTGCATATCTTTTTTCATTTTGTCAAAACGGATTTTAGCACTTAAAATCTTGCTATCCTTTTGGCTCGTAAAAACCTCTAGATTAGTTTGATCTTCTCCAGATTTAATCACCTCATCTGCAAAACCAGCTTCTACTATTTCATCCCCGTAAAAGTAAGTAGTAGCGTCCATTAAATCCTGAATTTCTTTTCTGGCTTTTTTAGTTCTGTTTTGATAAATGTTTCGTTGCTGTTCATCAATTCTAAAACAAGCCTTAGCAGCTTCTTCCATCGCTCTATGGTCCCCTATTTCAATCGTCCAACAATTATGTATCATAAAAATAGAGTTATCTTCGACAATAATTTTATTATTTTCATTCCCAGCTTTTGCAGCTAAAGCAATCATAGAAGCAGCACTAGCAGCAAGACCTTGAATGTAAGTTTCAATTTTTTGTGAATTATTCCTTGCAAAATCTCTAATCAAATTAAAAATTGAAACCATCTCATAATAGCTGCCTCCAGGAGAATCAATTACAATACGAACATCTTCTCCTGTAGGAATCTCTTGTATCGCACGGCGAACAGTCTCAGCTGTTGTATCCCAGCCTATTTCGCCACTAATTAATAATTCTTTCATACCTTCATTATTACAGATTTAAAACTGTCAAAACTATATACTTTTTTTATCTTTTGTAAAAATCCGTTTTGAATAACACCGACCATTTTTAACAGTATTAGAGCTTTGCAAAGTATCTTCTTTTTCGCTTAAAACAAAGTGTCCTATTCCTTCTTCTGCTAAAGATTGATTTAATGCCCAAAACTGAACCTCAAATTCTCCATCTTTTGGAATATAATTAGACAAAGCAAACTTCACATGATATTCTTCTCCCATAAGCATAGAGAAAAAAGCATCTGGACGAATCACATAAAAGTTTTCCTTATCTTCATAATTATTCCAGTTAAACTTTATATAGTTTCTAGCAATTCCTTCCATCAAAGCATCTACAATGTTGATAACCTTGCCATTTTTTGCTGCAAGTTCTATTAAACAAAAAGCATAACAACCTTCACTTCCTGCACTTTTAAAAAAACTTTGAATATGTTTAATTTCCAATTTTTCTAACCTTTTCTAAATAAAGCTCTATAGAGCTAATTCCATTAATATATTCCGCTAAAGCATAAAACCACTCAGCTGGAACATTCCCACTTTCACCCCTCCAAGAAAAAGAAACACTCCCGTCTTCTTCCATTTTTGCATTTTCAAAATATGGAAATTCTGGAAAATCTATTTCTTCAACTTCATAAATAACTTCACATTCATTTTTTTTGCTGGCACAAGACACTACAAGCAGCATCAAAACGCTCGTCATTGTTATTGCTATTAAGCTTTTCACTAACTTTTTCAGCTTCACCAAAAACCTCCTCTTTTATTTTTTTCTTTTCCTCTTGAAAAGCAATCTTTGATTTTAGCTTTCTGTTTTCATCTTCAAGTTTTTTTATATCCTCATTTAAATTTTTCCATGCTAAAATCAAAACTAGAACTAAAAAAATAATAATTCCAAGAAACCATAAATAAATCATATCTATCCTTCACTTCTTACATTAGAAGTTGCTATCTTATTTCCTTCCAAGCCACCAATTAAAATAGCAATTAAAAGAAAAACAGCAGATAAAAAAGTGTTATACATAGCACTCAAATCAATACCTGTTTTTACACTTTGCCAATATCCAAAAGCAATTAAAACCATATAACTTAAAGCACAAACAATATAACGCCATTTTTTTACTGGTTTAAATTCACCAGGAGGCAGCAAAGAAGTGCTTTTAATCATATTCCAAACATCAAGCCCCAAATAAGTGCTTAAAATTGACACATAAAAAATAGCAACAGAATCAGCCACAGAAGGACAAATAAAAACAACCCCCGCCATTATCACTGTAGCAACCAAATACAAAACCATTTTCAAAGCTTCCACTTTTCACCCCTTTATACCTAATTTTGTTAAAAAATATGTAACAACAGCAGTAACCACAACTGTTAAAATTACCCCACCTATTTTAGCCAAGATTTTAGACACAGTTTTAACAGGCTTTTCCATTTCTTTTTGCTTAAACTCAAGATCTTTAAACCTATCATCACATATATCTTTTTGATGCTCAAAATCCGCACTACATGTTTTCTGGTTATGTTTCAGCCCATCTGTCTTTTCAAAAAGTCTGTCAAATTTTTCATCATGACTTTTTTGAGAATTTGCCAAATCTTGTACATTTCTAGCTAAACTTTCAAAACACTCACGAAGTTTTTCATAAGCTACTGTTTGTACTTTGTTTGCTTCTTTAATTTCCTTAATTTCTTTTTGCAAAGAATTACAAAACTCTTCAACCCTCGCATCTCTTTCAGATGACTCTTTTGCTAAATCAAGCACTGTTTTATAAACCTGTGTATTTGAAATCCCATTTCCCATACAACCCCCTTTATTTCACTTCTTACGTAAGAACCTTTTTATAAAAAACTTCTTACGTAAGAACTTAATTTTCATCTTCTCCAGATTGATTTCTTCCAGTTACCGGCTCCCCATTGTTATTTTCTCTAGCCTTTGGAGTAAAACCAATCTTGTCCATATATTCATGCTCACGTTTTAAAGCCATCATAACCTGCCTAAAAGAAAGACCAGAAATCTTTCTACACTCTACGTCATAAGTAGAAAGCCCTGCATCCACCGCATTATAAGCTGCATTTACCTCTTTTAGAGGATCAACAGAAGGCCGACTTAAACCAGTCCAAACACAATTAAGCCAAGCTCTTTTCTTTTTCCATAACCCAGAATCAAAAATTGCAGAAACTAAACCAGGAATATCGAGCTGACCAGTTAAAACAGACTGAACCACAAATTCTTCATAAACCGGCTGACAAAAAGCTAAAGAGTTTTTTCTAACCCTTTTATCCAAATAAATAATAAACTCATTATTAGCTTGACGAGATGCAGAATAATTAGACTGAAACCGAAGCATCACAATTTCTGGAGGAATCTCTAAAGCCCAGCAAATACCACTTAAAATAGCTTCTTCAAAAGCTTTATAATTAACATTAGGTCGATTTGTTTGAAATGATTGAATTTCTTCACCAGGAGCCAAATCATCAAAAATTGTTCCAGGTTGCATACCTCTAATATTTCTTTCTTTTGGTAAATTAGTAACATCACCATTTTCTAGCTTTGGAACATCAATATTTTTAAGACGAGATAAACCATCAGAAGGACGAGACCCCATAGAAACATTACTAGGACGCTTAACAAAAAAAGCAAGCATAGCATTTACCACAGCTGCACGACTTTCAGCGTCTCTGTATCTATCCAGCTCTTTTATCATATACAAAATACAAGCAAGTAAAGGCTCCCCTCTTACTTCAGACAAAAGCCTTTCCCCTGTGTATATCATCTTTGCAATTAAACGACCAGACTTTTCACCATAACAAGGAATCCTTTCCCACACAAACTCCTCATTTTTCCAAGTTTCAATATGATATGCTACATGTCTATTATGCTTATCTAACTCAACGCCGTGCTCAATTCTATTCCCTTTTCTAGGCACATAATTTGGAGGCGTTTTAATAAAATTTCCATTGATAAAATCCCAATAAGGAAGCCCAGTAGCAGCATTTATACGAGATACAATTATTCCATCACCACAAATTAGAGTTTCAAACCTTACCTGCTCTTGCCATTCTCCAAACGTCAAACTGTGCCTGTAATCAAAAACCGCAGGACTATCTCCATACAAATTAAAATGCTCAGTTAAAATATCACTATATTGTACCGCAAGTTCTTCTCTTTCTATTTCATCTTTATCAGGCCAAACAACAGAAGCAATCACAGAAGCATTTGGAACAATTCCCGTTCCAATTTCATTACTTAAAATACGTCGGATTATTCCCTTTGCATACATATTATCTTTAAAAAGTTGCAAAGACCTTTTTCTTAAAGTCCAATAGTCTACAATCTCATAATCTTTAGTAGGTCCAAAACTTCCAGGGAATTTATCTCCATCCCAAATATCAGAAATAACATTACTTAAATATACACTATAATTATCAATTGATTTTTCAACAAACTGCATTTTAAAACCCCGGCACAACCTGACAAGCTCTAGAGCCTCCAATTTGCAACCTACTTTCTAAAAGTGCAATTTCATCTAAAAGCTTATCTCTCATTAAATACAAATTAGGCAATTCTGTCCTTTTTACAGTTTGCCTATCCTGCCCTGTGTCAAGAGTATATTCAGTTACACCGCCAGCACCAGCTACAGTTTGAGTAAAACTTAATATTGCTTTTTCTATTTCTGCTAAAAGAATTTTTTTATTTGTAAGCTCATCAGTCCAAAACTTACAAGAATCCTCTCTAGCTATATTATGATTTGGATCTATTAACATAATTTCATTATGCTAATAGACCCAAGTCAAAACTATATACTTTTTATATACTTTTCTAATTTTTCTGCTTCATCAAAAAGCATCCTTCCAATTCTATTAAGTCGGCCAGTTGAAAATTCTATAACATCTCCACCAACCTCCAAATTAATAAATAATTCAGCCAATGCCATTACAGCATTCACACATTCAATAGCATCGTCACTTGTTAAAACACTCTCATCCATCTTTTTTTTATCCTTTTTTTGCGAGTATATATCCATTTTCTTTTCACTTTTATTAAGAAATTGTTAGAAATTTATTAGTTTTTTTTATTTGCTAAAATAAAAGTTTCCCTTTTTAGCAAAATCCCAAAAAGTAGGCCAATGCAAAAAGCTCATTCCAAGCTCATTTCTACAAATATCTTCAGCAAAAATTTCAATTCCCGCCAAATTATACACATAAGTATCAAAAGCATGGTTAGGAGCTCCAGATTTAGCCTTCCAAATCGTTTTAAGCCATTGATTTGTATTTTTGTCTATTACTTCAACTTTTTCCTCCGCTTCAAACATCTTAAAGTAATCATCACCAAAATCATCTGGAAAGTTTGGATACCACTCAGGCTGTAATTCATGGTCATTCCACTCTAACAAATTCATACTTCTACTAATTCTGTCCTTAAGTTTGCCAGTATTCACATGATAAGCCAACGGCAAACCAATCCTGTCTAAAGTACTTTGATGGAATTTTTGATAAGTCTCTCCGTTTTTAATCCAATCCATACCTTTAGAAGCATAAACACCAGCAGAAAACCTACTACAAAAAGCATAGACCCAGTCAGTATATCGCCCAGAGTCTACCAAAGTTATAGCTATTCTGTACCGCTTCCCATCATCAGCTTCATAAATCTTATTCTCTAAAAACCTTTCCAACTCATCCCATGGACCGTGAAAATCTTCTGTCGGACCATCAATACTAAAAAAATCAAGCGTCCAAGGAACACCTCTATCAGAATATCCCTTTACATCCACAAATAAATTATTTTTTTGAACATCCACAGAAGCCACCACAATTAAAACAGGACTTCCTGCATCCTTTACAGCTAAAGAGTTTGGAACCAAACCACGCACAAAACCCCACCGTCTATGCTGTCGAGCTCTTTCAAATTTTATTTGCTCATTCTGATCACGCCACGGCAACCCCTGCTTTAAGTTCCTAAAAACCTTATATTTTTCTTTGTCTCTAATTCTATTGTTTTTAATGTCCCAGCAAACAGCCCACTGTCTAACAAAATCTTCCCACGAAAAAAGCCCTGGCAAATTGTACATTGGAGAAATCTGAAAGCTCCGAGTCCCTTTTTCTCTTACTTCATCTACAGTAGATCTCCATTCCCCTCGAGGCACAATGTTCACCTTGTCATAATTTTTCATGAGACCGCCACAAAAAGGGCACTTGTAAGCCACAGTATCTAAAATCGGCTCATAATTCTCATCATTTTCCCAAACAATACCGCCTATCTGTTGCTTTGACTGGTCCCAAACAGCCCAATCCAAAACCTGCATTTCTCCACAATGTTTACAAGGCACAAAATACCGCTCTTGTGTACCCACTAAATACTGCTTATAAATCTGACTACCTTGCTCAGTAGTAGGCGTAGACTGAAAAAGAATCTTTGCATTTTTTCCAGAATAAGCATCCGCACGAGCTTCAGCCAAAGATGTTACAGAGCCTTCTCCTTTTAATTGCTCTGGCATACCATCAAGCTCATCAACTAAAATAACCTTATATGAAAAGTTTCTAAAACTTTTAGGCGTTTTTGCAGACACAGCTGCCAAATATCCTCCTGGATATTCTTTTCTTAAAGAAGTATCTCCAGTACTACGAGATCCAGCAGCTTTTTTTGTTTGAGACCCAATGATATTTCTTAGCCCTGAACCATCAATCATTCTTTCTACTTTTATGTTCATTGCATCTTTTGCCATTGCATCATCTGGCTCAACCAACAAAACAGATGCAGGAGAACAACCCATATAATAAAGCAAAACAGGCTCCAGCAAAGAAGTAGTTGCTGCCATTTGATTACCCTTCATAACAACTATTTTTCTAGTAGGATTATCCGGACAAAATAAATCAACAATTTCCCTAAAAAAAGGAGCCTTATCAAAACTAAACTTTCCAGGAAAAGGAGTAAGCTCTTTATCCAAATATCTAACTTCTTCAGTATAAACAGATGGCAATTTATACACCCTATCCTGTACAATCTGCCCAAACTGCTCAACGAGAAAATCAATATCAGACTCAATAACTCTTACATCCATTCCTTATTTCTAAAACTCCCTTAAATACAAGGCAAAAACAGGCTTATCAACTTTCAAATCAGTTTCCAAGCCATTTACAACTTTAATTTTATATATTTCTTTCAAAATAACATTGTTTGTATATCCTCTATGCAAAATCACAGGAAAAGCAACCTTTGAAAAAACATACTGACCTTTCTCCTTGTCAAAATAACAAGAAACTCCAGGTCTAGTTATTAGTTTTTTTTCCCATTTTGCCACCTCTCTATACTCAATGTTTTTTTCTCCAGCAGCAATTTTATCAAACCAACAACCTTTCAAAAATAAATGCAACTCTTTCAACTTTTTCTCCTTTTCTAACTTCTAACATTAGAAGTCAAATAAATTATTTCCTAAGTCACAAACTTTTTTTTCTGGCAAACTCTCATCAAAAAGACTAAGCTCAATACAAGTTTTGTCTATTCTCTTTTTTGCCATATCAAAATATTTATTATCCCTTTCAATCCCAACAAAATCCCTATTAAGTTTTTTAGCAGCCACCCCTGTTGTCCCAGACCCCATAAAACAATCCAAAACCCTTTGTCCAGGATTAGAGCTTACACGAATAATTCTCTCAATCAGTTTTTCAGGCTTCTGACACGGATGCAAGTTTTCACCTCTTTGAGATGTCAACCTCCAAACATTATTATGATTTTGATCAAGATTATGCACAGGCCGCAAAGCTTCATACTCCTGCCGTAAAGCTTCATACTCCTGCCGTAAAGCTTCATACTCCCTAAAGCCGGACCACTTACGCAAATCAAACTTTTCTGTCAACTCTTCATACACTTCTTCTGTACACAAACTCCATTGAGTACTTCCATACCTAGTAAAATGGTCACCCCGACCCCCTATCGTCGCTAGTATCTTTTTTTTGGCAATAGAAGAAATGTTCTGCTTTTCTATGTCCAAGCTGTTTGGCAATCCCCCCCCGACAATCCTATATACTGCATAAGCTCATAAGCATATTGCCGCAAAGAAGCAAAGTTATTTACATCAAGACAAACAGTTTCCCAGCCTGTCTTACTTTTCCCTTTGGTATAATACAAACAATACTCGCAAGTATTAAACCAAGACCTCAAATTATTTTCTTGAGTTACATTTTTCCACGCTAAAGACCTAAAATCTCCTTTATCCCAAACAATAAAAGAATTAAAAGTTAAATCGAAGTTTTCCCTTATCATTTCCATCAACATAGCAACCTGTTCCATGTCAGAATGAAAAAAATATAAACTTCCTGCTTCAGTTAAAACTCTATTAAGCTCACAAAAAACTTTTTTCATAAACTCAACATAAGCTGCATAAGTAGGCCATTTATCCCAATCAGCTAAAGCAATATTATACGGCGGGTCAGTTAAAACCAAATCAATTGATTTATCCGGAATTTTCTTTAACTCTTCTAAACAATCCCCATGTATTAAATCAATCATAGTTTTCCCACCAAAACAGCAATACTAAAAGCAATTCTTTTCAAAAAAGGCAAATCATTTATCATCTTACAAAAAACTTGATAATCATTTTTTATTTTTCTTCTTTCAACCTGTCTAATTTTTTTTGCTAATTTATTATTCATTCTGTTTTCTCCATCATTTCATCAATCTTTTCTGCTAGCATTTCAGCTGAATCATCATATTTTTCACGCAAAGCATTCAGCTCTTTTATTACACTTTCCTTAGCCCCACCAATACACCTGCTTAAATTATCCCTAATAGTTGTAATAACCTTATTTCTACAGTTATCCGGATTACTTTGCACCAAAGCAATAACCTGCTCCGTAATACTTTCAGGTACATCTAAAATAGTATTTGTCAGCTGGTTTAAAAATCCAAAAATACGCGTCAACACAAAATCCCTAGGAATTTGCAACTGTCTTTTTTCTTGCAACCGTTGAGTCTTTTCATCAGCTGTAGTTAAATCACGTAAAATTTTAACGTAGTTTCCAACGGCAGCCATATCCCCATGTTTTTCCACCAATTCTCTCAGTGTCATATCTAGCATTTCTTTTGGAGTTTCTGTAGCAGCTTTTCTTACAGCTGTTTTTTTTTCTAAAGAAATTGCTGGAGTTATTGGCTGCCTTAATGCATTTTGCTTACTGTCTAAATAAGCTCTGTTTAGCGGGTTATCAGTATCTAATTTCCCCGCAGAATTTAAAACCAAAGTTCCACTAGAAATTTTAGAATTTATTGCAGCTCTACTTACGCCTGCCATCCGAGCAAATGTCGCTTGATTTACTTCCATACCAAAAATGTAAACTCTTAACGCTTTCAAAACTATATATAGTTAAAAAAATGTAAACATTGACAAGACTTGACACATAATTGAGAGCCCGGACTCAACGCCGAATAATTGCACACCCTAGAGTATCTACACAGTACCTTTTATTAATTATAAAAAAGTTTTACCAAGTTATTTATTTATTATTTAAAGAATTAAGATAATTATTTAAGATTTAGTAAATAAATTTTTCTTTTGCTGAAACTATTTTCTTACTTTTAAATTTTTTATTTTTTTTAACCTATTTAAAACTTTTAAAATTAAAAATTTACTTTTACTTTTAATTTTTAATTTTTAATAAATATATATATTATATATACTTAATAAAATAAAAAAGTAAATTTATTTAAATAATATATAATATATTTAAAAAAGCATTTAAAAAAACAGGCTTTTTTATGCAAAAAAAAAGAGACTTTTTATAAAAAAAAGCCTCTTTTTTTGGGGAAAAACAGTAAAATTTATTCAAAAAATTTATTTGCAAAATTTGTGTACGGCAACAAAGCAGCCGCAGCAGAATCTAAGGATAGGCGGGTATAATATTCTGTCATTTTTTCATTTGTGTGTCCAACCATCTTTCTTACAGTGTCAGTGTCTACTAAACCTCTCATTCTAGTAACATAAGTATATCTCATAGAGTGCATTGTAATCTTTCTTCCAGCTGTATTTATTCCAGATTTAATTTTCCCTTGTTCAAATTTTTTTCTTAAATGCTCAATCCTAAAGGGGGCATTATTAAACTGAAATAAATAATCATTTGGAGCTATTTTTTCTTGTTTAATAAACTCTATTAGTAAATCTTCTGTTTTTGCAGGAATAATTGCAACCCGCCAGCGAGGATTTTCTTCAGAGCCTGTTTTACAATAATTATTTCTAATTCTATTTTGTCGATCCATAAAACCATCAACTACAATCAATCCATTGCCTAACAACTGGCAAGGTCTAAATCCTCTTGCTTCAGAAATCCTCAAACCTCCAGTTAAAGTTAGTAAAAACAATAAATAAACTTCTCTTAATTCAAAATTTTTAAGCTGGAATAAATCTAGAATTTCTTCTGTTGTAAATACATCAGCTTTTCTTTTTGTGTTTTTAAACTTTTGAAAATAAGGAATCTGAACATCCAAGCCTTGATATTGAGCTTCAACATATATCTCTTTCAAAATTGCAATAAATTGATTTTTCCAAGATGACGATTTATTTTGCTTAATTAAAAAATTAAGAACATCAGAAACTTTTAACTCTGTTAGTTTTATGTTACCAAAAACTTTAATAATATAATTAACAAATCTTCGAGCTTCTACCAAAGTATTTTTCTTTACAGATTTGCCAAATTGCTTTCGTCGTTCATAATGCATACTTCCAGGAATAAACATATCCTTAGCAACGGATAAAATGGAAGCTGTACAAGTTTCTATTTTTGGCAAAGCATCAACGTACTCAATAGCCGCTCTTTTAGTTTTACAGCCTTTACAGGTTTTAATTACTTGCTTTTTTGTTACTGGGTCTCTAAACCAGTAACACCATGATTTAATTTCTTTGTTAAGTTTTTTTTGAGTTTTTAGAAAGACATGATATTCCATCTTAATCTCCTTTTATTTATTTTTTATTTACTTTAGTAAATAACGGCGAAAAAAAAGAGATAGACAAAATATAAATAAGATAGTTAAACCGTTATAATGTATACAAATAAAAACTGAGCCATGAAGGGTTCGAACCTTCGACCCACAGATTAAGAGTCTGTTGCTCTACCAGCTGAGCTAATGGCCCGGTTATAAAACAAGTCAGTTGCGTCTGACACGATTCGAACGTGCGACCTGCG